GGTCAAGGTTGGCCTGCATGAAGCGGATGACCAGCTGTGTTGCTTCCTGCTCTGCGATGCCCAGGTCCATGAGTGCGTCGCGGTACCGGACGGCCTCCTCGAGGGCGTGGCCCGTCGACCGCGCGACGGTCGCCATGGCGACGGTGAGCACGTCGGTGCGGGCCGCCGTCCGCACAAACTCGGTGATGACGCCGCCGACGGAGCGGAAGCCCTGGACGATGCCGAGACCGACCCCGATGGAGAACGCTGTGCCGAGCACGTTGCCCAGGGTAAGGCCNGCCCGGTCGGTCAGNCCNCGNATCCGGTCGAGTTCGCGCATATAGGCCCGGTCGTCGAGGCCCATGCGGACCCAAAGCTCACCGACCTGCACGGTTTTCACCATCCTCAATCAAGCGTCGGGGTAGCAGGAAGGCGTCAGCTTTTGCCGGAATTGGTCACACGATCCGTCGTATCCGCAAGGGGGTCTGCAAGGTGGATCCGCTCATCGCAATCAAGAGCACCCTGACTCCGCACGAGCTCAATCTGTTCACGATCGAGTACGAGAAGCGAAAGAAGTCGAAGCTGGTCNCCTGGCTGCTTTGGTTCTTTCTTGGCGGGGTCGGGGGACATCGCTACTACCTCGGGCACATCGGCAAAGGCATCGCCATGACCCTAACCCTTGGTGGCCTCGGCATCTGGGCCCTGATCAATGCCTTCTTCATAAACTCGTGGGTTGACCGTCACAACGAAGCCGTTGAGAGAGAGATCCTCAACAGCATCATTGCTTTGCGCCAGACTCCAGCCTCCACGGCCCCTTAAGCCCCTTTGCCTTTGCGTCCTCGATGTGGGCCGACCAGTCGCGGTCGGTTCTATCGCTTTCTGCGAGCAGCTCCCGGACGCGCTTCATGAAGTCGGGGCCCAGCAAGCTGTCCGGCTTGACCAGCTTGGGCTTGCGCCTCGCGAATACGCCCACCACCTGGCGGCCAGCGTTGATGATGGCCGCCAGCATCGACGCGAAGCGGAACTGCTCCAACATCGCACGGGCCTCATCGGCCCGGGCCTCCTCCGTCTTCTGGCGCCCCAGCTCGGCCAGGATGGCGGCGAGCTCGGACGGCCGGAGCCGGCGCATGTCATCGAGGGACCAGCCGAACTCGCGGGCCAGGATCACGACGACCTGGGCGTCAAGCCAGCCTGAGCAAAGGTCAGGATCGGCGCCAGCAGGCGCTTGAGGCCGGTAAAATTTACCTCGATGAACGCCTCGACCAGGGCCTCGAGTTCAGAGGGGTAGGCGTTCTTCACGTCCTCGGCCGTGATGTCGGGGAAGATCACGGGGATCTTCTCGTAAAGCAGGCCGAACCCGAACTGGCCGAGGAGCTTGTCGAGCTCGATCTTGCTGACATCGCCGCCGCTTTCAGGGAACAGGTCGGCGATCAGCTTCTCGAGCTCGCCGATGCGCCGCTCCTCGACCCGGATCTTGCGCCCACCGAAGGTGACCGACTTTGTCCTTGCCACGCTATCCCTCCGTCGCTCAGAACCTCGGATACAGCGGCCCGACGCCGGTGAACTCGATGGTCCGCTCCACCAGGCCGTCCACCGGCACCTCGATGCTGTCGNCCTTGAGCAGGGCCCAGCCCTCGAAGCAGTCCTGCGACGGCCCGGCGTCGATGAACAGCTTTACGACGATCAATTCGCCCAGCGCGGCCGCGAACCGGGCGTCACCCCAGTACGCCTCCGCGCTCCCCGACCACTGAAGCAGGCCCGCCTTGAACTCGCGCCAGCCTCCCGACTCGAAGGTGGTGGCGTCAAGGTCCTCACTGTCGGGGTCGATGGACCAGTTGAAGAAGCCGCCGGCCTGCTCCACGACCACAGCCACGCCCGACACGGTGACCTCGTCGTCGGGGCCCAGAGGGCTGTCGAACACGACGACACCGCCGGCGTGCTCCAGTGTGAAGCCGCTTGTGACGACGGCGCCGTTTACCCGCACGGTCACGGCCTCGTCTGGCCGCCAGTAGCGGTAGGCCGGGTCCGACACCTGGTAACGCCGCCGGGCGGCGTCGGGTGTGGTCGGCTCATTGGTAAAGGGGATGGGGGCGGCCGCCGGATCCGAGACGTAGACCGCCCCCACCTTGCCCGCAATCGCCATGTCGGCTCCTCCTGCCTCAGTCGGGCAGCGTCAGCGGCCCGGTGCCCTGGAAGTCCACGGTGATCGTGGCCTTGTCGTCGACGGGGACCTCGACGCTCGGCTTCACGTAGGCCTGGCCGGAGAACCGGACGCCGGGCTCAACCTGGAGCACGAGGTTGACGGGCTGGCCGTTCACCCAGGCGGCGAACAGGGCCTTCTGGCCGGTCGTGTCGCCCGGGACGAAGTTGCCCTCGAAGGACCCGGACCACTGCTTGAGGCCGGCCAGGAACTCCCGCCAGCCGTCCGAGTCGAAGTTCGTGGTGTCGACATCGTCGTTGTCGGGGTCGAGGCTCCAGGTGCTGATCTCTGCGATCCTGTTGGAACCGATCAGCACCGCGCCACCCTTACCCGTGATTGCCATCGTCAGCCACGCTCCTTCACGACCTCGAAGTTCACGACGAACTCCGAGCGATTCTTGGCATCGAGCCCGAGCGATGCCGGGCTCTGGAGCGCCCGCACGAGCAGGTAGCGGGTGCCGTTGATCGTGGCACCCGCCAAGCCGTGCAGGGCATCAACAACCTCGCCGATCTTGGCCCTGCCCGCCGGATAGCTCCGGTTCCGAACCCGCACCTGTAAACCGGGACGCTCCACGACCGGGTCGCCCTCGCCCATCGTGAGCTCCGTGGGGCTCCCGGCGTACTCGAAGAGGGCGACCAGGTCATCCGGCTGGTCCGGCATGTAGCCCTTGTACACGCCGGTGATACCCTGCGACGCCAGGTAGGACGCGATGTCGTCGAGCAGCACCGGCCATCACCTGGCCTCGCGCAGGGCCTTGCGGACCCGCAGCCGGGCCAGCTTCAGGACCTTCTTGACATTGCGGTTGAAGGGGTCTTCCAGGTACTTGGCCTTGCGGCCGGGGCTCGACAGCGGGTTGCGCGGGTCGGGGTGCCGCAGTGTCAGGTCCTCGTGCTGCTTTACGGCATAGGGCGTGTTGTAGGACACGTAGACCTCGCCCTTCTTGCTGTTCACGGTGACCGTGCCGCTGCGCATGAGGGCACCCGTCGCGTGGGGCACTTCCTCCTGGCTCTCGCCGAGGATGACCTCCGCGCCCGCAACGAGCGCCGCGAGCCCTTCCTCGCGGGCGACCCGCCGCGCCTCCCGGTCGTCCCAGCGGAAGTGCCGTTTGCGAGTCCTCGCCATCAGACCGCGACCTCCCTAAACCGCGCCTTACCGTCGAGCCCGGGCGTCTCGCTCACGGCGATGACCGGCCACTGCCGGCCGTCGAACTCCAGCACGTCGCCAGGCTGGACCGGCTCGATGCAGAAGACCCGAGCCTCGCTCACGACCTCGTCGCCCTGCTGGTTGCGGACGAGTCGTCGCTTCGCTTCCCAGCGCACCCGGATCTCCGTGCCCGGCCCGGGTTGGGGCGGGTAGCCGTCCTCGGCGACCATCTGCCGCCAGATCGCCTTCTGCCGGAGGTAGGCCTCGATCACCGGATCGGCACCGCCCCGAGCAGCCAGGGCCGCAGCAGCTCCCGGGCCTCCTGGCTGAGAAGGCCGTACCAGCTCGACGCCGTCCGGTACGTCTCGCTCAGGGAGCCGATGGTCACGGAAACGACGCCCTCGGCCTGGAGCCGGCGGCGCTCGCTGTCGCCGCGATCAAGCAGGGCCAGGGCTTCCTCGCAGCAGGCGTCCTTGACGGCCTGGGGCACTNCGGTGTCGGGGTGACGCGGGAAGGCACGCCCCTGGGCGAGATCCGTGGGCCGGCCGACGAGCGGCAGGCGGTCGATGGCGCGCGAGGCCATCTCGAGGGCCTTCTGGCGCTCCTCGTCCCCCGCGTTGTCCCACGCCGCCGTGTGCAGCCGGGCCGCGAAGTAGGTGCTTGCCTCCTCCAGCGTCACGTAGGCCATGGCGATCACCCCTTGGCCGGCTTGGCGCCGTCGCCGTCCTTACTGGCCGGCCGGGCGGTTTCCACACGGTAGCCCCGGCGCCGGAACCAGTCAATCAGGTGCGGATCGTCGGTCTCGCCGACGCCGTTGACGAACCGGACGCCGGCGGAGACGCCGGTGTAGCCCTTGTTGGGCGCGTAGATCTTCGCCATGTGCCAGCCTCCAAAAGGAGGGCCCGGGCCATGGCGGCCCGGGCCCTCGTGGTTCACGCGCTCCTCGTCACTGCACCTTGATGTTGCGGAAGACGGCGGCCGCCTTCGTGGCCTTGAGGGCCACGGCCACCGGCCCCATCTCGACCTCGCCCTTCTTCACAGCGCCGGCGGTCGTGAAATCGGGCAGCCAGGTCCGCACGAGCTGCNNGCCGNNCGTGGTCACGCCGTGGAACCCGTCAAGGCCGATNCGGATGGCGTAGAGGTCGGTCAGGCCGCTGACGTCCTGCCCGCTGATGTTGCGGGTCTCGATGGGGATGATCGGGTCGTTCGTCCCCGCCTTCGCACCGAGGTCCACAAAAACGATGCCGCCGTACGCCTCGCGGTAGATGGGCCGGCCGTCCTGGCCGACGAGGCCCTCGACGGGGTCGCGGACGTACATGCCGGCGCGGCGCACGATGGCGCGCACCTTGGCGATGGACTTGGCGTTGCCGGCGATCAGCGTGGGCGTCCCGTCCAGCAGGCCCAGGAACTCGTCCAGCGCGTCCAGGGCCTTGAACGCCGCCCGCGGGTCGCTGTCGAGATCCGTCCAGTCGGTGACCTCGCCGGCCCGGAACTCGGTGCTCGAGCCCGTCAGGGCCTTATCCAGGCCGTCGAAGGCGTTTTCGTCAACGCCCGTGTCGCCATTGATCACCGCGTCCTGGAACAGCGCCCGGGTGGCCTTGATCTTCTGCTGAAGATTCAGGGCCACGGCGCCCGAGGCGGCAGGACCGACCTGCGCCAGCACCCGGTCGACCTCGAAGCTGCCGCCGAGCACCTTCAGGTCGACCGTGAAGTGCTCGGTCTGGACATCGGACGGGGTGTACTCGCTGTTGTAGGCGCGGAAGGCCGCGGTGGGCTGCGTCACCAGNCGGCGGTACCCGTAGGTGAGGGTAGCGCCGCCACCGCTGGGGTTGACCGCGTCGTCGAAGATCAGAGCGTCGAGCAGGACGCTCTCCTTGCGGAACTCGTCAATGACCGACACGTCCAGGTCGGTCTGCGCGTTCCGCTTTGCCTCCACAAGAGTGACCGGCATAGGTCATCTCCTCACTTCCGGTTCTCGTAGTGCTGCCGCACCGCCTCGAACAGGTTGGCGGGCTTCCTGTTGTCGGCCCCACCGCCCGGAGGGTTGGTGCCGCCGCCAACCTTGGCGGGTGCGGTCTCCCGCTTCAGCTTGGGGTTGGACTCCACGGCCGACTTGATCCGCTCGCTCAGGGCATCCTCGAAGTTCTCGGCCTCGACATCCAGCTCGTCGAGGTCGCCGGCTGTATGCAGCAGGGCATACGTCAGCTCGGCGTCGGCCCCGTGCTTCTCGGCGAGCCGCCAGAAGGTGCTCTTCAACCGCTCCTGGCGGTAACGCGCCTCAAGCTGTTGAACCCTGGCGGCCAGCTTGTCGGCCTCGATCTCCTTGTCGTCCTTGATGCCCAGCGCCTTGGCGACCGTGTCGCGGAGCTGCTGCAGCTGGTCCTGCCACTGCTTGCGCTCNGTGCGGTACTTGGCGGCCTCTTTCCGCGCACGCTCCAGCTCCCGGCGGAGCGCCGCGGGNTCGAGGTCCTGNCCNCCGTCGCCCGGNTCGGCCTGGCTGTCGTCGGCCGCGCCTGCGGCGGGTTCGTCCTGCGGCTCCTGGCCGCCGGCGTCACCGTCCGCCGCGAAAAGCTGCAGGTTGATCCTGCGAATGACCTCGTCCACCTGGGACGACCTCCTTCATGCCCGCCTGGGGCGTTACTCGTCCTCAACGAGGACGGATTCCTGAATCCGACCGGCCCGGACCAGCGCCTCGACGTGGCGCCGGAGGTGCCGGATGGCTCTCGTTTCGCCTTGCTGCCGGGCCCGCTGGACCGCGGCCCGGACGCCGCCCACGTGCAGNACNAGCTNGTCGCCNCGCAGCACATGGTGCGGGTCTTTCCACTGCTGGCTGGGCGCGTCGAAACCGTCCACGACGGCGTAGCACTCNCGGACGGCCTCGCGGGCGCCCTGCTCGCCCTCCTCGACGGCCCGCGCGAGACGGTTCCTGAGGGCAGTCAGGTTGACGTTGCTCCAGGCGCCGTCAACCGCNTCCTGCGGGTCGTTGTTGATGCGGATGGGCATGCCCCGCACCTCCGTAGGACAAACTGACACCCCTGGCGAACGCTAGGGGTGCCATGACCTGGACGATCCACAACGACCGCCAATCTGTGACGGTAGGGATCAACGAGCGCCTGCGCCTCTGCCGCCAGCAGGGCCTCCAGCCCACGCTGATCCGGCTCGGGCGCGAGCACACGCGCCTGTTCCTGCGTGAGCACGGCCTTCACGCCATCCCGAGCCAGCGGCCCGCTAGGCTGGTGTCCGGCTTGCTCCATTGGGACGAAGAGCGCCGGTGCCTNTGCTATTCGTCCCGGCGCATCCCCATCCGCTTCAACGACCCGACCATCATCGGCATCGCCGTCGAGGGCGAACCCGTTAGGCCGGCTGAGCGGCCAGAATGACCTGCACGTCGCCGTAGAGCACTTCCTCGCAGGCGTCGTTGCCGCAGTTCTGGCAGGCGTGGACGCGCCCTTCCTCGTCATCTGCCAGCCGAACTGCCCAGCCGTTGGGGCCAGGCTGCACCTCGCAGCAGCGCGTCAGGCGCTGGCCATTCAGCAGCAC